TAAAAATTTTTTCATAATTTTAATTTGTAGTCTCATAAGGATTCGAACCTTAACTAGCTGGACCAAAACCAGCTGTGCTACCATTACACCATGAGACAATTGTACTATGCTGAATAATCAGCTAATACCTTTGCTACAGAATCTCTAGCTACTTCCCAAGCCACTGGGCCAGTTTCATCTTCATATTGAACGGGATCCGGACGACCCAAAGCAATAAACGCTTCAATTCGTTCAACAGAAGAAGCAGATTTATAATCACTGTTCCCACTAGCAAAAGGCTTATAAGAAGTATTAGTTCTGGAATAAACTTCATCAAATCCCAGACCCAAGTTCTCACATAATACCAATCCATCTTTTAAAATACCTAATTTATCTGTATCTAAATACGGAGTAAAGTACCCTACTCTCTCCGCTTCCCAATTACCAATTCTAAAGGCTGCATCATCTGCATCTCTAAATTCTTGTCTACAATCAGGATAAATTGCATGATCACCAGCATGTATTCCTAAACAAATATCAACTTGCTCTTTTGTAGCATTTGCTTTAGATAAAGCTACTGCTTGAGTAATAGAAGCAAACATTTTATTTCTATTAGGTACTACTGTTTCTTTCATATTATCTTGCTCATAATGTCCTTCTGGAACATCATCTCCACCTTGTACTAAGGCAGAATTTAATAAATCAACTAAACCATCAAGTTTAATTTGTTTATAAGTTACATTATGTCCTTTATCAGCAAGATAATTTATAAGAGACTGTGCTCTTTCTAGTTCAACTCTATGTTTTTGACCATAATCAAAAGATAAAGCTGTAACCGAATCGTACTCAGATAACGCTCTGAGTAAAAGTGTGGAACTATCCATCCCTCCACTTAGCGAAACAACTGCATGTTTATTCATTATTAACTAATTTTAAAAATGACCCAGTATGTTCTGGATAGGGCCTCAATCCATTTATTTTTCTAAACATTGAAGTATTATGTAAAATATCTTTATAGTTTATATCTGTAAATTTAACATCAAAATGATCATTCATATTTGCCTTTGGTTTTTCAGTTAATCCACTTTCATCATATAAAGTACCTTCTAAAGCAGCCATAACTGGATTTGATGTATCTATGGATTTAATAAATTTACAATCTCTATACCAACCAAACTCTTGAGGAACAGCACACCCCAGTAAATGTATATTATCATACTTATCAAGTTCTTTATCTTTTACTAGTTTACTAATAAAAGCCATTCTACCTAAAGCTTTACCTAAATCTTTATTAGCATGAGGAAATAAATCATTATACCATGTAGCTCCATAAGATATTGCTATTTTTTGATATCCTAATTCTTTTAAACTTCTAAAACTCTTCCAAGCATCACTCAAATCTTTACCTTGAGCTACAGCTACTCTAGTACAA